ATGGTACAGTTATTGTAGAAACAGATGGCGACTAAATATGTCTAGCACAGCGGCAGATAGTTCGATTGATATTTGTAGTCGAGCGTTGATTCTGATTGGAGCTGATCCGATTACCTCTTTTACGGATGGTTCTACAGAATCTTTGGTAGCTTCAAATCTTTATGAGGACATCTGCCGTTCTGCACTTCAAAACTGTAGATGGCGATTTGCTACAGATCAAAAAGTTTTAAATAGATTAACTGATGCACCAACTGGTCGATATGACCTTGCGTATCAGTTACCAAATAATAATCTTATTGTTCATGCTATTACTGTAAATGATAACTTAGTTGAGTATCAGATATATGGTGATATGGTTTATGCTGATACATCAACATCTGATTCTGTTATAGCTGATTATAGTTTTAGAGCTACAGAAGAAAACTTTCCAAGTTATTTTACTATTGCTTTGCAATATGCTTTGGCTTCTGCTTTTGCTACATCTATTGCTCGAGATGCAACATTAATGCAGTTGATGACAAGCATGGCAGATCAGGCAATGCTTAAAGCTAGGAATATAGATTCACAACAGCAAACAACAAGAACTATACCACAAACTAGATTTGCTTTAACAAGGAGGAGTTAATGCGTAAAGCAAAGATACCTCTTACCAATTTTCAGTATGGTGAGCTAAGTCCTAGTTTAATATCCAGAACAGATACAAGAGTCTATAATGCCTCTGCTCAAAAAGTTGAGAACTTCTTTTTAAGGGCAGAAGGTGGTGTTATTAAACGTGCTGGTTTATCTAAGATATATGAGTTTGATACAACTGTTGATGCTACAAAAGTACAGCAACATAGATTAGTTCCTTTTATATTTTCTGATGATGAAAGATACATTGTATCCTTAGAGCATCAGAAGATTAGAGTATTTCAGATTGATACTAATAATACTGTTTCATTAGCAACTACAATTACACAAGATGCAAATAGTGCTACATTACCTTTTACAAATACAAACATACATCAGGTTACATATGCACAATCTGGTGATGTAATGTTTATTGCTCATCAAACATTTATGGTTAGAAAGCTTGTTCGTACTGGATTAACATCGTTTCAAGTAGAAACAAAAACATTCGATACACAATCTGCTGGAGCAAAAATATACCAGCCATACTTTCAGTTCCAAGATCTTGGTGTAACGTTAGATCCGTCAGCTAGTTCTGGCAATGGGATTACTCTTACTACCAGTGCCGCTTACTGGGATTTGACTGGATCACAATCAGGTGGTAACTATCCTGATTCAAAACATGTTGGTACAACTATTCGTTATCATGGTCAGGAGATAGAGATTACTTCTGTTCAGTCTGCTACTCAGGCGACTGGAAATTGTTTAGCGACACTGAAGAAAAAACTTAAAGTAGATTCTTTTCGTACAGATAATGGAGTTGCTACAGTAACAGTTACATTGGTTAATCATGGTTTTTCTGCTAGTGATGCTTTTGTTATCTCTAATGCTGATACTGTTGGTGGTATAAGCACAAGTAATTTAAATGGCTCTCGAACTGTTTCAGAAGTGATAGATGATAATACTTTTACGTTTACCGCTGGTGGTAATGCTAATGATTCTACTGTTGGTGGGGGAACTCCTTTCTTAGAAACTCATGCACCAGCCACTAACTGGTCAGAGCAATCGTATTCTACACTTAGAGGTTTTCCTGGAGCTGTTACTTTTCATCAGAATAGATTATGGTATGGAGGTACAATATCACAACCTGATGGATTGTGGGCTAGTAAGTCTAATGAGTTCTTTAACTTTGATACTGGTGAAGCCGCGGATAATGATTCTATAGATATTCGTGCATCTATTGGTGAAGTAAATACAATCCGACATTTAGTATCGAATAGAGATCTTCAAGCCTTTACAACTACAGATGAATTTATTGTGCCAGCTTTTGTTGAGAAGCCTACAACCCCTACAAATGCTACAATCAAAAGACAAACTTCTTTTGGTTCTTCTTTTGTGAAGCCTTATGTTTATGATGGTGCAACAGTGTATGTGCAAGGATCAGGGGAGATAGTTCGAGAAATGCTTTTTGATGATGGTCAGCAAGCCTATACCGGTCAACCTATCTCAAGCTTATCATCTCATTTAATTAAGAATCCTATTCAAGCAACTACATTAGCTGGTGGTATTGATCGTGCTGAGTCATATTATTTCTTAGTAGATGCTGATGGTACTCTAGCTATATTCAACTCTAATAGAGCAGAGCAAAGATATGGCTGGACACAGTTTACGAGTCAAGGTTCTTTTCATTCTCTTTGCACAGTTGATACTAGGGTGTATGCTGTAGTTAAGTTTGATAAAGGAGATGGTACAAATAAATATATTCTCTGTGAGTTTGATAGTAGCTTTAATACTGATATGGCTAAAACATATTCTGGTAGTAACGGAGTCTTCTCCGTCAGTGCTGACTTTGCTAACGGTGCAGTCCTCGATGTGGTCAGTGGCACTCATTATCTTGGTCAGTTTACTGTGGCTAGTGGGAACATCGATGTATCGGCTGTGGACAATTCTCTTTCATCAGCAGAAATAGGATTTAAGTTTGATGTTACACTTACAACAAATCCTATCGATACAGCTACTCAACAAGGAGTATTATCTGGTGAGCCAAGAAGTCTAAATAAAGTTATTGTAGATTTAAGTAATACTTTGTCTTGTTCTGTTAACAATAAAAATTTAATTATTAGACAAGTAACAGATGATTTAAGTCAAGCGCGAGTAGCAATTACTGGTAAGAAAGAATTTAGATTACTAGGATTCTCAAAAGATCCTCAAGTAACTGTAAGTCAATCTGCACCATTATCATTACAAGTTAATTCAATTATAGCGGAGATTACATTTTAATGGATATTTTTTCAGCATTAGGTTTTGCAAGTTCTTTATTTGGTGCGGCGGCAACTATTGAAAGAGGTCGTGAGATTCGCCGACAGAAAGAAGCAGAAGCACAACAGTTAGAGCAAGAACGTAGACAAGCTGAGATTAATACACTCCAGCAACATAATGATTTACTAGCAGAACTAGATCAGGCTGAAGATGTTAATAGAGCTACCTTTGCTTTTCTTAATAGAGATGATGATAATTCTGTTAGAGCTTTCAATGAAGCACAGACAGAGATATCAGATAGAGATATAAGACGTATTGATGCACAAGGGTTATATGCTAGTGAGCAGTTACGATTAAGAAGTGTTGGTGCTTTAAGAGCTGGTCGAGCCGCAGAAAGGGCAGCTAACTTAAATGCTATGGCTACTATATTCTCTGCATCATATAAGGCTACACAAACAGGATAGTTATAATGGTAGTACGACAGAAACAAAGATTTAGAAATCAACAGATAGGTGTGATTCGTACTGATATGTCAGTAGCAAATAGTCTTGCTGATATATCAAATAGCATGGAGCGTATATCTAATACAGCTTTTAGAGAAGCCGCAGTTCGAGCAGAAGAGAAAGGCAGAAAGTTCGTAGCAGATTTACCTGACAATCAAATCATGGGTATTGATGAAAAAGGTCAACCAGTAAATTTATTAAATGATCTTAGGACATCTCTCTCTACTAAAGGCTATGGAACAATAGCCAAAAGAACTATCGAGCGTGAGATAAGAAGACGTTTTGCAACAGTTGCTAAAAATACTTATGTAAATAAAGCCGCAGAACTATCGGCTAAATATAGGTTTCAGCCAACAAAATTCCAAGAAGAGTTTTCTAACTTTCTATTAACACAAGCCCAGCCTTATGATGGAGAATATCGTAATGCAATATTAGATGGTGGAACTGCATATGGTGCGGCAGTCAAAAGTAATATTGTTAAAAACTCACTTATAAACCAGCAAAGAATATCCGCTGAGAACTGGTCAGTAGAAGCAGAAAAAACATACTCTAATGATTATGCGTTAGGTATAGCTAATCTTGGTAGTGATATTGCTGGTTTTGAGAATGTTATGAAAGAAGATCTTGCTCATAACGAAACTAAAAATATTGCTACTAATCTACAGTTTAATGGCGCACTTAAAATAAATGGTAACGGTTATACTAATACTAGGAAGTCAAACTATGGTCAGGGTGTTGTTATGGGATTTCACCAGCGACTACTTGATTCAGATCCTTTATTAGCAAACGATTTACAGCGTGCTATTACAAATAAAAACAAAACACTTCGAGGACTAGATAAACTTAAAGAAAAGCTGGGTGAAGAAGGTGTTAAACGTATATCAAAAGCTTTATCTTTTGTAGAAAACAATGGAGATATACTTGCTCTTGAGCGATCTGTTACAAAACAAAAGGTAGTAGCATCTAATAGAAATTCTTTACTCTCTGCTCAAGAATCAGAGATAGATGAATCATTCCAAGAAACAGTATTGGAAAATAATGAAACTATTCAAAATGAATTACTAACACCAGACTTTACTGATCGATTTGAAAAAGAAATAAGTATAGCTAATGATTCTGTTGAGGTCGGTAAGATACTCGAGAGATTTATAAATGATACATACAGTAAAGGTCTTACTAAGCAAAAGATAACTGTCGGTGATAGAACACTAAAAGCTAAGAACTCTCCTTTAACACAGACACAAGTAAGCGGAGTTATTGCAGATCTTCGTAAATCAGCAGAAACAGAAATAGCGTCTAGGCTTATAAACTCTACAAAAGATACTGCTGGTAATGTAGATCTTGTAAAAGCTAATAGAATAATACGCTATCTAGGTGATACTGACGTTAGAAATTTAGCTGGTTTTTCTCAACCAGAGATTACTAGACTAAGACAGTTTGAAGACTTTACATCTCTACCAAGAGAGGTTGTAGAGAAGATGTATCCATTTGGTCCACAGATACAGCCCTCACAATATTCTAAATCTATTCGAGCAAGTATTGCTAATAGTATGGCAAATATTATTGATGATATTACTTCGAGCAAAGGAATTACAGAAAAACAAGCGGCTACTCAGTCATACTTTAAGCAGTTAGATGTAGGTGCTGTTATGATGGGTAATAGCTCAACTCCTGAAAGAGAAAATGTAGATGAGTATGTTTTTGGAGATATTCCCAACTTACCTAAAGAGCAACGTCCTCGATTATACTTTGATCCTAGTTTTGTAACGAGTCCAGATTTTGCTGATGCACGAACACGCATAGCACAACTCGTTATCAATCAAAATGCTATGCCAGAATCTTTAAGAAAATCAATGCAAGCTTTTGTTGCTGGAAATAATATCAATTCCCAACAGTTTGCAGCTTATCGAACATTTATAAAAGGTTTTGTTGAAGATACAACATTTGATGAAAAAACTAATACTGTTGCTCAAAAAAATGTTTTTGCTAATCATTCTGTAAATACTGAGGTTACATTT